ATGTTGTTAAAGTCCGCTCAATATTTTTTGGCAACTCGGTTCTTTGCTTAAAAACTTCAGGGTAAAAGAACGGTCTTGCTGGCAAGTTTACCTCTTTAATTCCATCCCCTTTAAATTGAGCCGCAAACTGGGATAACTCAGTTGGGATTTTTACTCTTGTTCCAGTTCCAAACTCAACGTAAGGTGCGTACTCTGCGCCTACTTCAACCCCTCCAGTAATTTGGTTTTTACTTACTTTAATTGGCGTTGACTGAATGCTTTGCTTTAGCGCTCCAGTATCAACTCTAACATTTGAAACCGCTTCTGACTCAATAGAAAGCATTGAATCTTCTATCTCTGCTCGGACATAGTCAGAAACATCACCTTCTAATTCTTTTAAATACTTGTAAAAGGCGTTAAGGCTTTTCTTGTCAAAGTTGATGCTTACCATTAATCCCTCTCTTTAGCAATTAGCTTAATCATTCTGTCATATTCCAAAACGTCAATAATAGAGTCAATAATTAGCGTTCTGCCGTTGTAAAGGATATGCATTGACTTAGTGATTGTCACCAAAGGATTATCTCGGATAATTATCTCCCAAGAGTTTTTAATAACCATTTGGTCCTCGCTATTCTGTCGCGCTCCTGTCAGGTTAGTAACCTTTGCCCAGCACGTATAAGTAACGCCCATTGAGGAGTAGTAACCACCAAAGCCGTCACCAAATAAAGTTGGGTTTAGGAATTGTATACGCTCTCGTAAATCGCCAGCTTTAAGTTCGTTGTTAGTCCTCATGCACCGAACCAGTTATAAGTCTTATAAGGCATTAACAATGCTTTTACACCTAAAGGAATTTCAGCCACAATTGTTCCAATTACAACGTCTTCACGTCTTTCATACATAGTGTTAACCATCATTTTTATGGCAAGCTTTATGTCCTCGGGAACGGTTGTAAAGCCAGCCGTATAAACCATTTTAAATTTAAACGATTGAGGACCGCTTGTAATTGCAATCTTTGGAAACAAGCCAACATTTAATTGATATTGTAAAGCAGTTTCTGCTCCATTTTGGTCAATGCTTACCACCTTAGTTACGTCACTTGAAGAAATCAAAGGACCATAAGGCAACTGCCATTGGTATGGAAAAGAAAAGGATTCAACAGTTACTGTCTTGCGAATAATTGCTTTGCCCATAAATGCCTCGCAATGTAGTCGAGCCACCTTTATTAGGCTGCTAATTAAAGTGTCCTCAAAGGTTGAGTCAATCCTTGCGTATTCTTTTGCCTCAGTTAAACTAATTGGCTCGATTGCTGGAATCTCGTCCTCTAATTGGACAGAATAGCCAGTAAATGAAAGGTTGCTAGGCGTGTATAATAAATCACTCATCGTATGGTTTCTTTGCTTTGTCAACGATAAAATTAAAGAATCTTTCCAACTCTTGGTCTTGGTATTTCAAACGTTCCTCGGCAAGGTTTCGCATAATGTTTTGATGGAAATCATAAAGTATTTCATCTGTCATTAACTCCTCAATCTTTGCAGCCATTCCGTCGATGTCTTCACGTTGAAAATACAATCCAGCAGAACCAAGGCATTCCTTTAATCCGTCCGTAGGCGTGCAAATAACTGGCAGTCTATTAATAGCCGCCTCTAAGCCTACACGTCCGTAAGACTCGTAAGATGATGGCACAAGTACAATGTTTGTTTTGCCGTAAATTAAATGTACGTCGGGAGTTTGTGCGACATACTTTAGATTTTTTAAAGTGTCGTCCATGATTTGCTCGCCGTAGCTACCAAGCACTCCAAGAAATTTAAACTTTGGCAATCTCTTAGCAAGGTCAATTAAAATTTGCCCTCCTTTGTTTTCGTTGCAGTTAATTAGCGTAATGTATTGACCATGCTTGCGGTTGTACTTTACATCCTCAGGAAAAATAGGAGGCTTGCAGACAATAGAGGCATTTGGGTAAGCACCGTTATCTAAATTCTTTTCGTTGGCTTTGTTATTGTAAACAACGTGGATGTTTTGCTGCTTAAACCTTACATTTCTGTAATCTGAATCGTTATGACTTAAAAAAATCAATTGCTTTTTAAACCTCATGCACCAATTAATCGCAACGCCTGTATTATCTAAATGGGTAAATACAACGCTTGCATTTTGTAAGGCTAGAAAAAAGTCGTTTGAATAATAGCCAGTTATAAATTTTATAAATTTAAACTTTTCGCCATCAGGATAAATTTGCCCTTCAGGTAAAATAACTTCAATGTTGCAGCCTTTATCGTGAAAATATTTGGCGTAATGCTGCACCGTCCACTCGGCTCCTGAGTTGTGCGTGCCTGCCCATGCGTGTACAAAAAAAACTATATTCATACCTTTTTTCTATTGATTTCGTGAAAGGTATTGATTTTTAGATAAATAAAAAAAACCCCGACGCTTTTGTCGGGGTCTTAATCAACTAAACACCTATTTTACTTATACTGCGGAACCGTTAGCAAGAGCGGCAGCAAATCTACCGAATACCAAAGCCTTGGAGTTGTAAACTGCAAATGCAATTCTTTCCTCAACTCGTACAGTTACAAAGTTTTTGGTTACGTTGTCAGCATCCTGCTCAAAGAACTCAAGAGTTACGCCCTGACGAACGAACAACTGAGAACCAAGCGCCCAATCACCAACGAAGAAATCGCCAGCAGTTACGGCATTGATGCTATAAACAGGAACGCCCATGATAAACATTTGTCCGCCAGTCATAGAAACGTAGCTAGGCAAAATGTAAGCACCAGCAGTTTCCTTAACAGATACCAATTGCAAGTAATCGCTTGGGTTAATAAGGATTGCATTTGGAGCGTATTCGTCCTTAGTAGTTTGAACAACCGCAGCAGCCAAAACGTCAAATCTGTTGATTAAAGTACCAAATCTTACAGTTGTCCAAGCAGAGCCATCAGTTGCAACGCCATGAAGGTTTTGACCAACACCACTTCCGTAAAGAATTTGAGTATCTTCAACGTTCAACAATTTGCTCGGCGCACGGCTAGAAAGGTAAGCAATCAATCCAGTTGTATCGTCCAACATTTCTTTTGTCAATCGCATGAAAGTTGGGATTGTTCTAACAGAACGGTCAACCGCAGTCAAATCGAAATCAGACTGAGGCTTAGCCAAACCTTGTGCAGTTGGTGCAGCAGCGTTGTCGTAAGCGCTTTCACGTACAAAACGGATAAGGTTGCTAGAGGTTTGACCAACTGGCAACAATTGACGAACGTGAACTCGTCTATTTGGGTCAAACTTCAAATCAGGAACTCGGTCTGCTGGAATAACTTCTCCAGTGTAAGAGTTTCCAATTGTCATGTCCTCTTTCAAGTTAAGGTCCAACTTAACTTTGTTAGCGTTTCCGCTCTTGTAGTTGCCAAATGCGTCAGAAGAGAAAGCCTTCTCCAATTCGCTAGAGAAAGAATGTCCTTTAGCAGCGTTTGAGAAACTTGCCTGAGTTCTTGCATCTACACCATCAAGCTGAGCCTGTAGAGCATCAGCCTTTTCGTTTAATTTAGCGGTTTCGGCAGAAAGTGACTTTCTGAACTCCTCACCAGCTTCTTTCATTGACTTTACGTCTGAAATCAAAGCTTCGTTTGACTCCAATTTCGCAAGTACTGAATCCAATTGTGATTTAATTGCGTCCATTGTGTTTTAAATAAATTTTTTAAGTTTTTGGTAATATTCAAATTCCAAAGCCATTGCTATTGTCGGGTCCTCTTCGCTCTTGAATTGTGTTTCCACGGATTCTACGATTTGTACTGACTCCAATTCCTTTAGGTGATTTTCAATTTGTTTTAATCCAATTTCAAGCTGAATCATTGACTCGTCGCTAACGTCTCCGTTTCGTAAAATGTTGCAAAACTTAGCAAGCATCTCCTCGCTTTTTGGTTTATCCCAGCTTTTCATTGATTCAATTGGTGTATTTGGATTGGCTCCCCATGTAACAGTTGAACCCTCCCAAAGTTTAATCTCTTTAATTTCTCTGTAACCAGCCTTATTGTCCGCCTTGATAATTTCAAAGCCTACGGAATGCTCGTTAAATACGCCCTCAGAATAAAGCTTTATAACGTCCTTGCCGTAGCTAGTTTCTGTAATCTTAGAGGTAAATCGCAAGCCTTTCGCATCCTCCATTAATTCAATAGGTTTTGCCAATGGCATCAACGGATTATGCTGAAGTAAGTGCATGATTCGATTTCGTCCCATTGGTCCGTTCTCGGCAATACTTTTCTTGTAAGCACCCGAAACAATTACATCCCCATCGGAATCAATGTTGTTAAAAGCTGAAAAGTAACCAGTAACGATTCCCTTTACATCGTCAACGTCTTCGATTATTCCTTGGCTTATATTCTTGTAAATCATGGTCTCTTTTTTTGTAAAAATAAAAGGGTTAAAAAAAAATGCAAACCAATAAATTTATTGATTGACAAAATGCAAAGCTCTTGCTTCGCTTTCCTCAAATAAGCTTGTATAATTTTTATAA